TTTGGAGAAGCATACCGCAATTATTCTACAATAAACGCTAGACGAAAGCTAAAAAGGAGCTATACAAAATCACAACAGGATGACATCATCCACTATTTAAAAGAACAAAAATACATCACATCATGAACAACCCAATCTACATTATCGGAGACATTCACGGAGCATTTAATCGCCTGATGAAAAAGGTAAGCGATCTCGATTTAAAAGACTGCACACTTATTTGTGTCGGTGATCTTGGTATGGGATTTCACTTTTCACCTGATGGTGAACGTGAGGGGTGCGTTCGTATGAATGAATTTTTCAGTGAGCGAAATATTGTGTTTATGTCGATTCGTGGCAATCATGATGACCCAATCTATTTTAGTGGAGAATATCAAATTGATCTTAGCCACTTTAAATTGCTGCCTGACTACTACACTGAAACCATCAACGGAGAAAAGTTTTTGTTTGTTGGAGGTGCAGTAAGTATTGATCGAGCATGGCGAAAGGAAGGCTTAAGCTACTGGAGTGATGAGGGGTTTGTACTAAAACCAGAGTTGGTTGAAAAATGTGACGTTCTTATTACGCATTCTGCACCAAGTTGGATTGGGCCTTTTGATAAAGAGAGTATTGGCAGTTGGTGTGAAAAAGATCCAACACTCTGGGATTTATGCTATAAAGAGCGTATTGAACATAGTGAATTGATTAAACTCTGCCAGCCGTCAAAATCGTATCACGGACACTTTCATGCGAGTCACTGGGTTGACTTTGCTGAATGCTATTCTACAATTTTGGCGATTGAAGAAATAAAAGAGCATCGAAAAGCTTAAAGGCATTTGCCTATAATAATTTGCATCTATCGAAGATATAAAAAATACTAAAGATAGAAAGGAAACAAACATAATGAATAAAATTACGTATATAATACTATTATCATTATTATTCTGTGGAGACATGTATGCACTTGCTCCACAGAACGCTACTAAAATAAGAGCACGCATTACATATTACTATCCTGAAGCTCCATGGTGGAGACAGGTTGCGTGTTCAAAAACAAATGAAGCAAAATCTGGTGTGACTGTAGCAGCGCATCCAGATTTTGCATTCGGGACTAAAATTTTTATTCCCGAATTAGAAAATAAATTAGGAAACGGGAGTTTCGTCGTTCAAGACCGTGGTTCGGCAGTTACTCGCAAAAGTGCCGCTGGGGGTAATGGATACGTATTCGACGTATTTGTGCCTTCACGCGCAACGTTGCGTCAGCTTGTAGCATCCACTCACACTTGGATGGATGTTTATATTCTGAAGTAGACCATAAACATTCGATAGATGCAAAAATTTGTTTAAAATGTGCCTTTTTTACGTTCCAGAGACATAAAAAGTGAAAAAAAGTGAAAAAAAGTGAATTATGTTGTGTACAAGTGCCGAGATTCATGCTATAATGACTATGTACAGCTAAACAACACAAATAATATAATTATGCTAACACGAGTAGAAGAAATGATTGACGACTTGCATTCCCGCACTAATGCCACTGCTGGGTTTACTGCTAAAGAAGTATATGAGGTCGGCCGCGAATATGGCTTGACTTGCCGCGAAATTGGCCAAAATTTCCTTGGAAAGGCCAAGTGTATTGGCTACAGCCGCTACTTGCCGCAAAACCTCCCGCTTGAGGTGATCACAGCGGCTCTTACGGCAGGCCCGACCAAACGCGGTCGCAAACCTGGCGCAGCTAAAAAGGCAACTGCTAAAAAGCTCGCAAAGGCAATTGAGCCTGAAGTTGAGGATGAAATTGCTGAAGACTTTGAAGCAGTTGAAGCCCCTGAAAGTAGCGATGATGGTTGCTGCTTTATTGCGAGCCCCGAAGAAATTGCTGAAGACTTTGAGGTTGAAGCCCCTCCAAAGCGAAAGGCTCCGCCAAAACAACGTAAGGTAAAAGTTTCCTAAACACTTCGCCGAGGCAATAGAAAATATTGCCTCGGCTTTTTTACATCTAAATCTCAGTATAAATCGTATTATGACAACTGCAATTCCAATTATTAATCGTCTACATTCTATGTTTACGTCCGCGCCGGCCGACAATATTAGTGATCCACTCCGGCATGCCCTATTTTCCCAACTTGTAAATTTTGTGGAATGCGATGATTGTTTTAATACACTTTCTTGGTCATCATTCGAAAACGGGCACAGTATTAAAGATTGTATTTCAGATGCATATATCTATATCTCTAATGACCGTAAACTCCAAGTGAATAAAATTATTGAAGCCGAATTGCTTCAAGACGCAGACTCTACTGAACTTGAGTGTGAGTTAGACACACAAGACAATTACTACCTTAAACTAATCATTGAACATCGCAAAATCATCTTTGGATAATATGACAATCAATCAAATCAGAAATTACTTTGTTGAACAATATAATGCGAAGGCCTTTGTAGTTGATAAAACTGGGGTGTCTACTCTAGAACTAGTAGGCGCTTCTTTTTGTGCAGATGAGCCAAGCATTTTTGGTGAACTCAATCATGAGTATATTCAACATGAGTTGGATTGGTACCTATCGCGTTCGCTGAACGTCAATGACATTCCAGGTAAAGTTCCAGCAATTTGGAAATCAGTGGCAACTCCAGCCGGATTTATCAACTCGAATTACGGTTATCTTACCCTCGATTCTAAGAATCACAATCAGTATCAAAACACTCTAAACGAACTTGTCCTCAATCCAAATTCGCGCCGTGCGATTATGATCTATACTCGTCCTACTATGCATGACGATTGGCACAAGGGTGGTATGAGCGACTTTATTTGTACAAATGCGGTTCAATATCTTATTCGCGATGGAGAGTTGCAAGTTATTGTACAGATGCGCAGCAATGATGCATGGGCAGGATATCGCAATGACTATGCATGGCAAAAGTATGTTCAGAACAAACTAGTCTATGATTATAACTGCGGCACTAAAAAAGCCGATAAAATTGTTGCGGGCAATATTACTTGGCAAGTTGGAAATTTACACGTGTACGATCGACAATTTTATTTGATTGATCATTACATAAAATCAGGAAAAACCGATTTTGCAATTAGTAAAGAAGACTATAATAAATTATATAATCAATGACGTAGTATTTGGTATAAATACTTTACATGGGATACGTTTACAAATACACAAATAAACATACGGGAAAATGGTACATAGGAAGTCATAATGGAAATAAACCATATTATTCTGGAAGCGGTTTACTATTCGCTAAAGCTAAAATTAAATATGGATTAGATTCCTTTATAAAAGAAATTCTATATACTGGAGAAGATTATAGAATTGTTGAAGAAATGATATTAAAAGAATATGATGCGGCAAATGATCCAATGTCATATAATATGAAAAATGAAGCAATGGGAGGATCATTTTCCGGAGATAAAAATGGAATGTGGGGTAAAAAATTATCCGAAGAACAAAAATATAAATGTGGTAAAGGATTTAGAGGAAAAAGTAGACCAGATCATTCTGAAAAAATGAGTGGAGAAAATAATCCGATGTTTGGGAAAAATGATCATACTCATGGCTTAAAAAAATATTCTAATAACAATCTTAATAAAACATATGAAGAAATTCATGGAGAAGAATTTGCTAAAGAAATAAAAACAAAATTATCTAATATACATAGAGGAAAGAAAAAAAATTGGAATAGTGTCGAATGTCCACATTGCAATAAAATTGGTAAGGGTCCAAATATGACAAGATATCATTTTGATAATTGCAAAAATAAAAAATAAAACATTTACAAAAACTATATTCGATATATAATAAACATATGAAAAACAACAACCCCAAGGTAAAACCAAAGAAAATTAAGCGTAAGGGAATTCATGCAAAAAGCAAAACTTCGCATTTGAAACAAAGCAAAAATTACAAAAAGCTTTCCCGCGGCCAAGGTTAATATATGAAAAAAGTATCTATCACAGTTCTTGAAGAGTGCGCAGAGTTGCAACTCAAAAAATCGAATGATTATCAGAATCCTCATAGTAGGATTCGTCAAGCGGACTATTATCCTCGCGGCGCAGCAAGTATACTTGATGTTATACACGCAAAGGTACTTCGTATGCAAAGTGTGCTTGAAGCTATGGAAAATGATCCAAACTATGTCCCAAACTTTGAGAGTATTGAAGACAGCGGAAAAGATTTGATCAATTATGGCAGCTTTCTTGTTGCATGGTGTCGCGAAGGAATTGAAGGTCAAGATAGCACCCGCGACTTTTTGAATCGTAAACGTTTTGAATCATAATATGAGAATCTTAATTACCGGATGTAATAAGGCGCAGTGCACCTATGACTTTTACTTGCAGCAACAACTGCAGGTTGCAATGTGCCAATATAGTTTGCCAAGAATACTTCGAGACATGGGTCACGTCGTTGATATGCGCCCGACTGTTATTGGTGAAAGCTTAGATGAATATGATGAAGTGTTTGTGTTTCTACACAACCCGGCTGGATTTGCCGGTTATGTATACAATGCGCTATGGGCAATTTCGCAAAAGCCAAACTGCATCTTTGCATTTGACGACTGGCAAACTGATAGTATTTTTGCTGGTCTCTCTGCACTTGATGACCCAACCAAATTGTTTAGAAAATTTGTAGTAGACAGTCATACACATATTCCAGAAAACATTGAGTCGTATGCTGACACCTTTATTGGATCGATTCAAAAAATAAAGAGTAAGACAAACAGAATGTGTATGCCAGCCTTTTCAGGAGGAGACTTGAGTCTGCTACTAGATTGGCCAAAGGAGTTGTTGTTTGGATATAACCCAAATCCATATCACCTTAATCGTCAACCAGCACTCACACTTTTCCCAGATCCGAAACAGCGCGTATTTAATTTTGCTGGACTTATGCAGGACAAAACTAAAAAGTGGCTTGCAAAACAAGGGGTTGAATCTACTGATTGGTCACTCAAGCAATATGGCTCCCGTAAAGACGGTCAAGATCGGGTCGTTGAGGGCGAAATGATGAATGTCTATGCATCTCAATGGGGGATTCTTATGCCGGGCTATTTCCATGCTGGTTCTGGCTGGTGGAGAGCTCGCCCACTACAAATTGCAGACGTTGAGTCTATTCTCATTGGTGAGCCTAAAGAAATGATGTTGTATTATCGTGACGAGTCACTTGCAAACATTCGTGCAGTTGATATCGCACACCTCAGCGACTCCCAACTAACAGAAATTGCACAGGCACAACGAGAAGCGATTTATCGTAATCACCCCCTTGATAAGGATGTTGCGCGTCAAGAACTAAATGCTGTGCTAAATGCGTAATTTCTTATTTACTTTTTAGCACGAACAATATATAATATACAAAAGAAAACAAACTATGTCATCTGTACTTGAAAAACTAAAAAAGAATTGCCGAATTAAAGAAGCCGACGTCCTCGCTGATAGCGACTTTTATGCTGAAAAAGATATTACCAGTACAAGCGTACCAATGGTTAATGTCGCACTAAGTGGCAGTATTGACGGCGGATTAACAAGTGGTCTTACAGTACTTGCTGGTCCATCAAAGCACTTTAAGACGAGCTTTGCGCTGCTTATGGCAGGTGCATACCTCAAAAAACATCCAGACGCTTGCCTTATGTTTTATGATAGCGAATTTGGTTCGCCTCAGCAATATTTTGAAAGCTTTGGTATTGACACTAAACGAGTGCTGCATATTCCAATTAAAAACATTGAAGAACTCAAATTTGATATTGTCAATCAGCTTGAGCAGATGGAGCGTAAGGACAAGGTAATTATTGTTATTGACAGCGTTGGTAACCTTGCTTCTAAGAAGGAATTGGAAGATGCAATGAATGAAAAGAGCGTGGCCGATATGACTCGCGCCAAAGCACTCAAAGGATTGTTTCGTATGGTAACTCCATACCTGACAATGAAAAACATTCCACTTCTTGCAATTAACCATACCTATCAGACTCAAGAAATGTTTAGCAAAGCAGTGGTGTCTGGTGGCTGCTTTGAAGAAGGAACACTAGTTCGTTTTGCCGATGGTACCAATAAACCAATTAATGAAATTGTGGTTGGTGATCTTGTGATTACTCGTGATGGTGTGCGAGATGTCACTCATACTTGGGATCCGGATACTCTGTTGGAAGGAGAGCCAGATTGTTACGAATTGGAATTTGAAGATGGACATAAGGTTGTTTGCTCTGATACTCACCCATTTGCTGTTAATGGTCAGTGGGTTCAAGCACAGGATCTTACCGTTGGCATTGAATGTGACATTATTTAAAATATTTTGATCCAGATGTTATCTGTTATATAAATAGGTTATATGGATCATATTAAAATATACAACAATTTAATCGAAAAAAGAAAAAATACACCATTAAGTAAATCCGAATACGGTGAAAATCATCATATAATACCAAGATGTTTGGGTGGAAATGATGATCAATCTAATATTATAAGATTATCTTTTCGTGAACATTTTTTAGCGCATCAGTTATTGTGGAAACATTATAGAACACCGCAACTTGCACATGCATTCTTTTCAATGTTAAGATGCAGTTCGGGTCAAGAAAGAAATGTAACTACTACTCAATATGAAATTGCTAAAAAAGCTCATATTGAAGCATTAAAAGAAACTATGAAAGGTTCGGGTAATAATTTTTATGGTAAAAAACATAGCGATGAAACTAAAAGAAAAATTTCGGAAAAAAATTCAGGTCGAATTTGTACCGAAGAACATAAAAAATTAGTTTCAGCTATATTTAAGGGTGTTCCAAAATCAGAAGAACAGAAAAAGAAAATGGGGAGAAAAGGTATGATGATGCTTAAAAACATTCATACAAATGAAACAATTCGTATTTACAAAACCGATTTAATATTATATAATATGGATGAATGGGTCAACCCATATTCATTATCAGTAAAAGAAAATGGAAAAAGATATGAATGTAAACATTGTGGTTTAAAGACAACAGGATTATCTAACATTATTCGTTGGCATAATGATAACTGTAAGTATAAAGAAACAGGTGTTTATATAGATTCATCAAAAATTAGAAAAACGGGCAAAAAGGCAATAAGAATAACAATAAAGGGAAAAGAATACAAATCATTACGTCAGGCTCAACTCGATTTAAATTTAACGAAGCATCAAATTAGAAAAATATACAATGAAACTAAAATCAATAACTAAAGTAGGTAAGAAAAAAGTCTATGACATAACCGTTGCGGGAAATCATGAATATGTTCTTAGTAATGGGCTTGTGGTATCAAATACCGGAATTATGTATAGTGCCGACAATGTTTGGATTATTGGTCGTCAACAAGATAAAGATGGCACTGAAATCCAAGGGTATCACTTTATTATTAATGTTGAAAAGTCTCGGTTTGTAAAAGAAAAAAGTAAGATTCCAATTAGCGTAAGTTGGGAAGGTGGCGTCCAAAAATGGAGTGGCCTACTTGATATTGCCACGGAAGGGGGGTTTGTAATTAAGCCTAAAAATGGTTGGTATGTCGCCTATGATCCCGCAACAAAAACTGAATTGACTGGAAATACCCGCGCGGCACAAACAATGACAAAGGAATTTTGGGAAACTGTGTTTACTAAAACTACATTTGCTGCGCATATTAAGAAAAAATATACGATTGGACTGCGAGACATGATTAGTGACGGCGTTGAAGAGGTTGGCGATGCCGAATAATATGAAAACCCTGGCTGACTATATACTCCTATTGAGGGGCGCAATGCCCCTTGATATGTGTCAGGCTTTGATCTCTCGATATGATTCAATATCAGAAAATGACCCGCTAAAGGTGCGTCGTAAAAATAAGATTCTCGATTTTGACGAGATTAATATGCTCGACCACCCGGGGTTTGAAGAGTTCAGGGCCCCGATGGGAGCATTGATGTCTGCTGTAAATAACCATTACCTAGAAAAGACATGTAATATACTGCGTGACAGACTGCCATGTTATGAACCTCTAAAAGATTACGAGGCACCGCGTATAAAACGGTATGAACCTGGAACTGGTATATTTGATTGGCATACTGATCACTGCGATGTTCCATCAAGCAAGCGCGCAGTTGTAATGTTTTGGTACCTTAATGACGTAGCTGAGGGCGGCGAGACCCTGTTTGATATTGGTACCGAGATTGCTATAAAGCCAGAAGCCGGCAATGTGTTATGTTTTCCGCCCTACTATATGTATCCACATAAAGGAGCGACTCCAATCTCTAACCCCAAATATGTAATTTCATCATACGTCTGGTTGCCACAGAAGTATGGAAATTCATGCGACTAAATTTATGCCAAGCGAAATAACTGACTATATATTTGTAGACGACTCAACAAATGATAAGGTGTATGCAATACGACTCGTTAGTGGGCCGTATGTTGGCACAGTATACAAGTATGCAAAAATAAAACTAAATGAAGACTCGCAAAAAGACGTGTGTACATTATCGTATGCATATAATATAATATCTACAACAGAGAAGCATAGCAAAGAATCTTTACATCGCGACAGCGTCTTTAAAAATTACATTGGAGACGTATTGTCTGATATACTTTCAAATCAAGAATACAAAATAGGAAAACATGGAGAATAGCCTTCAAGACATCATAATTAAAAATTTAGTAAACAACGAACCATTTTGTCGTAAAACATTACCACACCTAAAACCAGAATATTTTGAAGGGCATCATAAAGCAATATACGGCCTCGTACTACAATTTATTACAAAGTATAATAAGTTACCAAACTCTTCAGCACTTGCAATCGAGTTTCAACAGTCTGAGCATGTTAATCGTGGAGACTCTGGCGCGATTGCCCACACAATTACTACACTAAACGAGAATTATTCTGTAGAGCACGAGTGGCTGCTAACGCAGACGGAAAAGTGGTGTAAAGACCGCGCAGTTCATCTCGCGATTATAGAGGCAGTTTCTATTATTGATGGTCGCTCCCCAGACCAGGCTGAAGGAGCAATTCCAAGCATACTTAGTAAGGCACTAAGCGTAACGTTTGATACAAATGTAGGTCATGACTATCTCGAAAATATAAATCAGAGATATGAGTTTTATCACAAGACTGAGGATAAAATTCCATTTGACTTGGAAATGTTTAACACAATTACTGGTGGCGGCATACCTCGTAAAACGTTAAATATTATCCTCGCTGGTTGTGTTCACCCTGAGACTCCAATTCGAGTAAGACATTCAAATTGCAAAGTGGAAACTATTAAAATTAAAGAAGTTGAAACTTTGCTAAATGAAGGATATACTATAGAAGTAGATTCTCCAGATGGATTTGTTCCAGTATCAGCATTCGTTGATAAAGGAATGTGGGAAGAGTATATTCTACTTCTCAATAGCGGCAAAGTTATCAGAGTTAATGAAAATCATTTGTTTGAAACCGTTGATGGTTGGCAATATGCTAAAGATCTCGTACATAAAAAACAAGAATACTTAACTGAAGACGGGTATCAAATTGGTATCGTTACGAAAACTGGAAAGCAAATTCCAATTGTAGATATCACAGTTGATCATGAAAATCACCGTTATTATACTGATGGAGTTTCTTCGCATAATACTGGTTGCGGCAAAAGTCTTGGAATGTGTCATATGGCGTCTGCAGCCCTTGCTCAAGGGCGAAATGTACTCTATATTACGCTTGAAATGGCTGAAGAAAAGATCGCAGAACGTATTGATGCAAATCTACTTGATATTCGTATTGATAAGATTAAAGATCTCTCTCAGCATGAATTTAAGTCTAAAGTAGAAGGCGTGTCTAAACGTACCCGTGGTAAACTAATCGTGAAGGAATATCCTACAGCAGCTGCACATGTTGGTCACTTTCGCGCATTGCTACTTGAACTAAAACTTAAAAAGAAGTTTGAGCCTGATATTGTCTATGTTGATTATCTTAATATTTGTGCAAGTTCGCGAATTAAAGGATTAAGTGGAAGTGTTAATACCTATAGCTTTATTAAGAGTATTGCTGAAGAACTTCGTGGACTTGCCGTGGAGTTTAATGTTCCAATTTGGAGCGCGACTCAAGTTACTCGTGGGGGATTTAATTCGTCGGATGTCGAAATTACTGACACCTCAGAAAGTTTCGGATTGCCGGCTACTGCCGACCTCATGCTTGCATTTATACGCACCGAGCAACTTGATAAGATGAATCAGATTATGGTCAAACAGCTAAAGAATAGATATAATGACCCCACAACAAATAAACGGTTTACTGTTGGCATTGACCTTTCTAAAATGAGACTATATGATATTTCTGATCCAATGGCAAACATTACAAATGACAGCGACTCCTCTCCAGCTGTGCACACCCCGTTTAGTAGCCAACGAAAAAGTCGAGACTATAGCGACATAAAGGTGTAAATTGTATAAATAATAATAATAAATATTATTATAAATATACGTATATGTCAAAACTAACCGAATTTAAAAGTTACCTAACCGAGGCACTCTCTACGTCATCTGTAGAAAAAGCTGCATTTATTATTCAGCGCTATCTTAAGAAAAAGACTGGAACTACATTTTTCCAATATCCTGGATTAGAAAAATATACAAATTCAAATGGCACTGGTTTTGGCTTGCGTCTCTATACGACAAAGCGCAATCAAAGTATTCGTTTCAACTGGGTGCAAAGCTCCCTCGTTGGCCTAAATAACTTAACTTCGATTGATTATTGGAATGGAAAAAGTGAAGTTCCTTTTCACATTGAATTTGATGAGAGCGTATCACTCGTAAAAACTCTACCAATCGTTGCTGATATTATAAGTGCCGGCACTGCCACACTTGGAAAGATTATGTCAATGCCTGACGAAGTTGCACTCTATGAAGGGGTGTTAAATGAAGCAGCAAATAAACATGACTTTGAAGCAATTTTTGACGAAATTGCAGATTATTTGACTGACCCAAACTTTGTAAAAAGCAAAATCTATAACATGTATGGCAGTCCAGGCGTTAAGATTTTTGATGCTCTTTCAACTGCATATCCAAACTTTATTGAAAAGCAAGGCATCAAGTATGTCTGGGTTGGCAAGGCAAAAGACTTAAAGCAAATAAAGTCTGAAAAGGGTAAGATTATGGCTCGTATTGGAGTTGTGTCTGGCATTGTTTCAAAAGGAGCTGCAAAGGAAAAATATACCTATTCCCCAGAAGTACAACAAATTGAAGCAGACAAAGAGCGTCTGTCATTCGAGGCCCAATTAAAAGACCTTGAAAACCTCGTTAAACTTACTATAAGCGGCTCGGCAAATGCACTCTTTGTATCCGGCAAAGGTGGTGTAGGAAAGACCCATACAACCGAAAAAATCTTAGCTGATATGGGACTTCGTGACGGCAATGGATACTTTAAAAATACTGGTTCTGCGAGTGCGGCTGGTCTATACTCGCTTCTCTTTAGATATAAGAATGACATTATTTTCTTTGATGACAGTGACGACGCCCTCGGCGATCAAGAGGCTCGTAACCTACTAAAGGCTGCTACCGATACGAAAAAGATTCGTAAGCTTGTATGGAACAAGATGGGTAAAAACGTTGTTGATCCTGAGGATGACATGAGTGACGAAGAAATACTTGATCAAGGGTTAATTCCTCGCTATTTCGAATTTACTGGTAAGATTATCTTTATCTCAAACCTGAACCTTGATAAACTTGATCCAGACGGTGCACTTCGTACACGTGCATTTATTATCAACATTGACCCTACCGAAGTAGAAATCTACGACTTTATGGAAAAGATTGTAGGCGATATGAAACTTGAAGGCGGACTCACACTTGATCAAAAGTCACGCGTCCACGTTGTCGATCTACTTCGTCAAGGTAAAAGCGCTCAAAGTGCTAACCTTCGTAAATTATCACGCGGATTAAACATGGCTGCAGGAGCACTTGCCGCTGGCGTTGATGTTTCCGATGGCGACCTTGCTCGAATGATTGCTTCATACGCGTAATCTGCTGATATAAATTTAAATCTCTGGGGTCTTGGTAATCGTATTAAGACCCCAGAGTTGTCTATAAGTAATAGCAGTCATGATAAAGATAAAAATTTATGGGCCACGATCAGATCTTCGCCTAAAAAAACTTTTAAGTGCAGCAGCCGCAAATTATTTGCAGGAGTTACTTCCACGAGTACGTAAAATACGTATAAAGGTACAATGCATTCCAGGTTTACTCAAAAAAGAAAATGTATATGGTGATTGTGGATATTGCGGAGAAGAAGAGCCAGACTTTGACTATATAATACGCCTTGATAACTGCGAATCATACCATATGATGCTTACCACACTTGCACACGAATTTGTCCACTTGAAACAGTATGTGCGTAAAGAGCTATCCTTTTATGTACACAATCATTCAGCAGTTCGCTGGAAAAGAGTATACTGCCCAGACTATGACTATGAACTCGCGCCATGGGAAAAGGAAGCAGACGGGCGAGAAATTGAGCTCTACTTGCGCTTTTTCAATTGCAGTGCATTGTTAGATAGTTATAAATAGATATTATGGCCGTAATAAGCAAAAATGATTTACTAAAGAGAAATAATATTTCTGTTTTTGTTGAGCGCGTTAATAACGGCGGCTCTTTTAAAATAAAGGATGAAAAGTCTAAATTACATGCATGCAATGGCAAAGTAATAATAAAGATTGGTAATTCTATAATAAAGTATGATGGTAAAAATAAATTAACCGATGCTGCTTTAAGACTATTTGTAAATAGCACTTCACAGGCTACATTACAAATAGAACTTGATAAAAAACTTTATAAATTATCGGACCTCTATAAAGATAAAGATTTTGGTGGAGTTGCTGGAAAGTCTACTGGATTGGGTTCAGAGAGACAAGAGTTAGGCTTAATAGCTGCACTAAACGCAGCTGCGTTTAAAAATTCAAAAGCATTTGTATCGTCATTAGGAAAAAACATTCACATAAAATCTGCTTACAAAAACGAAGGACTGAGTCCTGCCGGTCAAGAACCATATATTGATATTTTTATTGAAACACAGGCTGGTAAAAAATATGGAATTTCAAATAAAGGAGAAAGCGCGCCATCGCTTGCTGGTGGTGGACTTGTCGGTTTAAATGTAACCGTTCCAGATTTAATGAAAAGGTTATATTCAACTATTGACAAGTATTTAAAAACTACATTAAAGCTAAAAGAAAATTCTGTAATTAGCGCGGACTTTATTCCAGATATTTTTATACGCATACCTGACGAATATGTCAAAAAAATATTAATCGGCAATAAACAGATGGGCGGACCGGTTGACTATATGTATATAGGTAAAATGGATGTAACATCTACGTTGGAAAAAACTGGTGAGTTAAAAATTAATGGTAAATTTTATTCAATATCAGAATATATGAAAAAAATACCAAATTTCTTTTTTAGAATACGTAAAAGAGATATTGATAATAGTAATAATATTAAAATTACATATTCTAAGAAAAATAAAGAAGGCTATCCTTTGCTATTTGTAAACCCAAATAATAACAAACCAAATTTACGAATTGTTATCGTCGATAAAATATCTTCAACTGGTAAAGAGTTAAAACTTATATGAAATCATTTAAACAATATTTAAACGAAGCCTCAACTGAAGGCAAAAATTTACACATGGTGCATATCGACGATCAGGTGCTTTATGGTGGTATCAAGGGTGCTCGTGAAGCAATTATTGCGCTTCGTAGCATGAGAGATATGTTGGCAGGAAACAGCGCGCAGTCATATGACGTCGCTGCAAAGTTTGACGGCGCCCCAGCAATCTTTGTTGGCACTGACCCAACGGATGGAGCATTTTTTGTAGCTAAAAAGGGAATATTTAATAAAAATCCAAAAGTCTATAAGAGCGAAAGTGATATAAAGGCTGATACCAGTGGCGACCTTGCAGAAAAACTAACTGTAGCATTCAACGAATTTAAAAAGCTGGGCATCAAGGGTGTCTTACAAGGTGACCTTGCATACACCCAAAAAGATTTAAAGGTTGAACGCTTTGATGGTGTTGAATATCTTACATTTCAACCAAACACAATCGTCTATGCAATTCCAGCAGACAGTGTTCTCGCAAAAACTATAAAGGCTTCAAAGATAGGTGTGATGTTTCACACACAATACACTGGAGATACTTTTGAAAGCATGAGAGCATCCTATGGTTTTGACTCAAGCACACTTAAACGTACACCTAGCGTCTGGTTTTCTGATACATATATACGTGACTTGTCTGGCAAGGCTACCCTGACTGCGCAAGAAACGACTGCACTGTCTGCCGCGTTAAGCCGCGCCGGAACAATCTTTCAAAAGATAAGTGGATCAACTCTTCGTCAAATTGAGTCAGACCAAACTCTCGCACAAACATTAGAAACATTTAATAATACACTTGTTCGTCGAGGTGAAACTATAACAGATCCAGTTGCTCACGTTCGTAACCTTTTAACGTGGATAGGTGACAAGTATGCAAAGGACATTGAGTCTAAAAAGAGTGAAGCAGGAAAAGCAAGTGCAACGTCAAAGCGTGACGAATTTTTGAAGTTTTTCTCTGATGAAAATAAGAAAAATCTAGAGCTTGTCTATGCACTGCAAAATGCAATTGTTGAAGCAAAGCTTATGATTATAGGCAAGCTTGAAACACTTAAAAAGATGGCAACATTTGTGCGTACGACTGATGGATTTAGGGTGTCTGGACAGGAAGGCTTTGCTATCAACGACCATATCAAACAAAACGTTGTTAAACTTGTGGATCGTATGACCTTTTCAAAGAATAATTTTGACCCCGGAATATTGAAAGGGTGGGAGAAATAAACATATGCAAACATACAACATACAAGACGACAAATTAGTCGAGATTGCACGCACGATACTTGAAGAAAAGATTGTTGGTCTTGTAAATAAAGCGGAAGAAAGTGGCATCTCATATGCTATACTTAAAAAGGTATATGATCGCGGCATGGGCGCATGGGAAACCAGCCATCGTCCTGGCATAGGCCAACATCAATGGGCATTTGCACGTGTTAACAGTTTTATAGATGGTGGCAAAACGCGTACTACTACAGACGCTGACTTGTGGGCACAGCATAAGGGTTAAATAAGTATAAATATATAATCTACATATGAAAAAAGAATTACGTTTAAAAGATTTGTTAACTGTTGACCCGACAGACGGTTCATATGACTATGATCCTCTTGACATTATGGTCACTGCATACAAGAAACGTAAACGTGACTGGATGATAAGTGAAACTGACCCAGAGTGTGAATGCCCAGAAGACTGCGACTGTAAATGTGAATGTCATAACATAGAAGAGTCCGTCTATGATACAATGTCAAAGTATGAGTTAGGTGCAGAACTACGTCGCATTAACAAAGAAATTGAAGCTCTTAAAAAGCAAGATGATGACAAAGCAAACGCTAATAAAATTAGTATTTTAACAAATGCTCGTGACTCAGTTTTAAGTATGTTAAAGGAAGACGTGGTAGCTGAAGAGTTAACTCCTCAGCAACGCTTAAAGCGTCGTCAAATAATGAAGCGACTTAAGAGTCGTATAAAGATGGGTCGTATCAGGGCGTCTCGCCGACGGGCTTCACTTGCAGTTTTAAGAGCACGTGCCAACCGTGCAGCGCGCGCTGAAATTGCAAAGCGCTTGCTTGGCGGAAAAAGCAAATCAGAAGTTTCATTTGCCGCTCGGGCACGAGTGGAAAAGGCGCTTAAAAATAGAAAAAATCTTATACAGGCAATGGCTTCAAAACTACTACCTCAAATACGGGCTCGCGAAGCTAAACGTTTTAGTCAAAAATAATATTATGGGCATTCAATTAAAATCGTTTAAGACATATACTGAAGAAAAGACTTCAGAAATTATAGTGTCCTTTGGTCGCTTTAACCCACCTACAAAGGGCCATGAAGAAAATATTGAGGCTATAGCAAAGCTTGCTAAGGGGAAACCGTTTAGAATATATGCGTCTCAAAGTGAAGATCCAAAGAAAAATCCACTTGGTTACGAAGAAAAGGTTAAGTTTATGCGTAAAATGTTTCCTCAGTATGGGCGTAACATTATACTTGATCGATCTGTTAAAAATATATTTGATGTGGCTACAAGCACATATGATGAGGGATACACGCGTTTCACTGTTGCTGTTGGAAGCGACCGCGTTGAAGAGTTTAAAGGCCTGCTGCGTAAGTATGACGGAGTAAAAGGCACTCATGGCTACTATAAATTTCCTGATGGCATAAATGTAGTATCAACTGGACAACGTGACCCTGATGTTGACTCCCGTACTGGTACAAGTACGTTTGCTGTTAGTGCTAGTAAAATGAGAAGTGCAGCTGCTGAAAATGATCTTGAAACATTTGCAAAGGGATTACCGAAAACATTTGGCGATGCTAAAGAACTTTTTAATGCTGTTCGTAAAGGTATGGGACTTAAAGAAAGCCATAACTTTAGAAAGCATGTTCAATTTGATACATTAAGCGAACAGCGTGAACGTTACATCTCTGGTAAAATTTTTAATGTTGGTGACGTTGTAATTTATAAAAAGGATAACTGCAGATATACAATTGAAAGTCGCGGCCCAAACTATGTAACATGTGTTTTGTCTGAATCTGAAAAAAGCGTTAAATTTTTTATACATGACATTATGGAAACAGCATTAGACGAGAAGTCTGAAACCTGGGAAGCAGGTTATGATCGGCGTGTTGTAAAAGTTACAGACCCAGAACATATTAAAATGGGTCACAAATGGAGAATTAAGGGTAAAGACGACTCTGCTCGTACAATCAAATATTACGAGAAAAAGCCAGACTTTACAGAATATACAGCACAAATGAAAAGAGTAGCAGGTCATGAATTCGGAACTCGCTGAAGAATATGGTGCTGGCTTTGAGGGCACAAAAGCATTATTGTATAAATATCTAAAAGATACACCAGGTCAAAAAATAATAAAATATATGGATAAAAACGAATCAACATTTAAAATGAAATCAACATTTAAAATTAGTCCTACGGATTATAAATGTAGTTCAGAAAAATCTCAATTTGGCGGTTATCGTCCGCTTATTACTAATAAGTGGACCGGTAAAACGACGTATCTTGGAGCAGCTTCTTATAACACTCCAGCTGAAGCCAAGGAACATGCTGAAAACTACTTGGATCAGTATGCTCGTGGTATTAGCGAGCCTAGGGTTCCAGTTAAGGGTACATATGTTAAAGAAGGTAAAATGGACGAGTCTGATATTTGTGAAGCTCGTAGTTTTGAAACGTTTGATGATAAACACCTTAAGATGTGGTTAAATATAAACTGGACAACCGCTCGTGTAGGTGATCAGTTTGCAAAGGAGCTTAAAGCTGCTGCTGCTGAGGCCAAGAAACGCGGTCTTAAGTGGATGACAGAAGAAATGATAAGTAATGATAAAGCTAGCAAGAACGAGTCAGTTGACCTTGGAGAAGCCGTCGATTTTCGTACTATGAAAGATGACAGTCTTAAGCAATGGTTAAGTAAAAATGATACCGATGATAGCGTGTCTCCCGTCTTTGGAGCCCAAATCTTGGCTGCTAAAAAAGAAGCTAAGCGTCGTAGAATTAGTTTTACTGAAGATGTTGAGCTTAAAGAGGACCAACGAGAAATTAGTCTTCAAACACGTCGCATGATGAAGATAGTTGCCCTCATAACTGGAAATACTGACGCTGACGCACTCTATGAGTATGCACTCACTTCTCCTACATACTCATCATTGGTAGACCTAAAGGAAAACTTTAATAAATACATTCAAGACGCATGAAAAAATTATCTGAAATATTAGCGTCGAACGACGCAGTCATTACTGAAAAGGTGTATACTAATTATAATGATTTTAGTACCCAGCACAAAAAGATGTATCCTTCACATACCGAAGTACAAATAAAGGCTGCATGGGAAAAATATTCAAATGCTGATACCACTGCATCGATTCGCGCAGCAGATAAGGTTGATCGCACCGCGAGAGCCAACGCTTGGAAAGCAGTATTTCACGGTTTAAGAGAAGCTGAAGATATGGAGCCAAGTGACAAAACTGGCGAAACGCTTACATTTCTAGAAGATATCGGCGAAATGATTGATGAAATCTATAATACCCTCTCTGAGTATGAAGAGATTGATGACGAAACCCATGCCCTAGTTTCTCAAATCTATATGTCAATTGATAATGCGTATGCATCAATTGATGCTAAATATGACATACAAGTAGATGATGACTATGAAGTTTCTGAAAGCATTGCTGCTGAAGAGGCTGAGTCCCTCGACGAAGAAATTGATATGAATCGCTTTAAGCAATTGGCATCAACTGGACTTGTATCAAAGGAGGATCTTCCTAAACTTATACTTGCTATGCGTTCGTTGGATGCTGATAAGCCTCTATCATTGTTGCAAAAAGATCTTATAAATTCAACTTTTCAATCTCTCATTGCCGTTATAACTGGCGATACTAGTATTCTTACAAAGGTAAAAAGTAACATTGCTAATAATTAATCCTATCTTGCCTTAATAAGTATTAGATCATCCGTTCCGGAACCGTTGGGATGCTGGTTTTATATAGGATATTTAGGAAGCTTTTATTGAATGGAATCTATATTATTATATCAAACAAATCTAAAATGTAAATAATAAAATATGCCAACCCAATTTTTAACAACTGATAGCACGCTAACTCGCAAGGCGGCTCGATATGAGGTTGGCATGCTTTCAGATCGAATTACTCCAAGTGGAAGTATTACTGACGCATTTGGACGCCTGCGTATCTCAACTCCGCATACACTATTTGATAGTCAGCATCGATATGTAGAAAACGACAAATGGGATACATCTACTGCAAATGGCGGCACCAAGACTCACATTCCAATAGAGAGTGCTGTAAACTTAACTGTTACTTCAACGACAAATAGCGAGGTAATTCGAGAGTCTCGCCGCGTAATGCAATATCAACCTGGTAAAAGCTTGTTGATTATGTCAACATTTGCAATGGCAACTCCAGCAATTGGATTAAGACAGCGCGTTGGTTATTTTGGAGCAGAGAATGGGATATTTTTAGAAAATGACGGTGAGCATAACTATTTTGTACTGCGCTCAGCAAGCTTAGCTACCGAATTTAGAGTTCGTCAGGACAATTGGAACGTTGATAAGTGTGACGGCTCTGGTCTTTCTGACAGAACCATGGATGTTACTAAAACTCAAATATTTTGGATAGACATTGAATGGCTCGGCGTGGGAGACTTACGTTGTGGATTTGTAGTAAATGGTAGGCCAACTGTTGCACATATTTTTCATAATGATAATGTTCGGACTACGGCATACATGACCACTGCTTGCTTGCCACTTCGATACGAGATTAAAAATACTAATGGGTCTGGTGGTACAATGAAGCAAATATGCTCAACAGTTATTTCAGAAGGAGGCTATGACCAGATAACAAAGCAGTGGGCAGCAACACGATCAACTACAATCGCAGCAACTGAAGTAGGAACCTGGGTCCCCGTTGTAAGTATAAGGCTTGCTTCAACTCGACTCGATAGCATTGTTATACCATCACAAGTTCATATTGTCGGCACTGGAAACAATGCAATATATGAGTATGGTATTTTTCGAAACTCTACAATTACTGGCGGAAATTGGGAGACTCATTCAGCCAGTGGCGGTGCAGTGGAATATAATATAACCTCGACAAGTATATCGGGAGGAAATGTAGAAGATGGCGGATTATTTGCTAGTTCTAACCAGGCGGCATCACTAGTAAATACACAACTTGGGTATGTGTTAGACCAACAGCTTGGTCGTAGCATAGCTGGAGTTTCTGATACGGTCACTCTTGCTGCCCGAGCACTTGTTACTGGTGGCAATGTCTATGGCATTCTTAATTGGAATAGTGTCGTATGAAGAGTTTTAAGCAATATATATTTGAAGAGGCTGAGTATGATGGCCGAAAGGTAAGCCTTAACAACCCATTTCGTAGTGATGACGAAAAGCATAAGTTTTATGTCTATGTGCGTAACGAAAAGGGCAATGTAATTAAACTTGGGTTTGGTGATCCAAAGGCAGAAATTAAACGAGACGACCCAGAGAGATTAAAAAACTTTCGTGCCCGGCATCAGTGCGACACTGATATCGGTCCAAAGTGGAAAGCTCGTTATTGGAGTTGCAAATTTTGGGAAAAGGGACAGACTGTGACTGATTTATTGTCGAAATAAAAAGCGATATAAATTATAATATGCAGTTGGTAAATGAGTTAAATGATAAAAATTTTTTAGTCTATGCGGCTAAACATTATAACAACCCCCGTTGCTTAGACATAAAGGAGTTTCATGATGACCTATCTCATTTAAAGTATATTAAAAAATTATTTAAGAAGTATCAGGACAAGAACATACTTCAAGAAAGATTAATATTAAACCATATTATTATATTTCATAATATGTTTTATCCTGAAGCTGCAACTCGTATGTGTTTTAACCGAGTAAATGAACACAGCTGGCCCGCATTAAAAACCTTCTTGCTATACTTAAATTATATTCCAGAAGGAGAGTATATAAATATACCTATTGACCTATACGTAGCTCGAACACTTCAAAGAATTTAAAAATATGGGACTCCTAACACGCACAACAGACACAGTTTACGCATTTAGATTTTTGCGTCTACTCACCACACCATGGATAAAAACTGGAGCTTATAAAATGGGACTTATAGATGCGGACGGTAAAGTATTACGAAAGCCCGAAACTAGTGAAGAGAAAAGCAAGTATAACATTTTTCATAAGCTAGTGTTTAATCTTAAGCGAATGCTTAATGTACTTCCATTTGGTAAAACTACACTTGCTTCATATTTTGCGGCACTCTACCTAATAAAAGAAACCACTGGAATTTCTGATAGAGCGCTGGCGAAAGCTTTAAAGGAAACCACCGGGGTTGATCCTCGTGCTATGCAACTTGAAGAGTCCATGTGGTATCTAAATGAAGACAACAGCTTGCGGTCTGGAACATACACACTTGTACGAGACCTGCCGTTAAGATTAACTGGAGAAGTATTGGCCTATAAGAAAACGTCAATATTTGTAGAGGAAAACTCGACTCCAGTTGGAAATATTTTTGGCGTAAATGTATTTTGCGCCACACATTGTAAAACAAAGCAAAAGGTACTCATAACTCAACACGATATTACTCAATGAAAAATGAAGAAGTAGTTACTGGTGACGTTGCAATGCCAGCGTCAAACTATCCTAAAAGTGGAGCAACATGGAGACTGTTTAATGTACCCACTGATATTTTTAGGCGTTTCGAAACGGGACGAAATAAATTTGAACGTTGGAGTAAGTATCTAAATATGGAAGATGAAGAACAGCAGGCGCTGTATAGTTATGCTAAAAATAATAGCAAACATACAATTGTGCTACGTGACTCTACAAATGGCGCACTTCGTAGTATACGTAAGCGTGCTATGAATGAATCACACGACGTGTAAAAAAAGATTTACACGTTACCTTTTTTTGTATATAATACATATATGCAACACTGCATAAACATTTTCCAATATGAATACCACACAACACAGCATCTTTGAAGAACAAATAAGTCGTAAACCCAACTATTATCCATGGACAGAACAGTTTATCGAGGCCATGCACAACGGTTTTTGGACCGACAAAGAGTTTAATTTTAAGAGTGACGTTCAGCAGTTTAAAGTTGACTTAAGCGATCAAGAGCGTGAAATTGTTGTACGTACCCTTTCGGCTATCGGTCAAATTGAAGTTGCGGTAAAAACGTTTTGGGCTAAACTTGGCGAGAACCTGCCACATCCTGCCCTTCAAGATCTTGGTTATGTTATGGCAAATACTGAGGTAATTCATAACAACGCATATGAACGCCTCCTTTCAGTCTTGGAATTAGAGGATATTTTCGAGGAAAATCTTAAGCTTGAGTGGATTCAAGGGCGCGTTAAGTATCTTCGTAAATACACTCATCGCTTCTATAAGGATTCTAAAAAGCAATACTTGTATGCGATTATCCTCTTTACGCTCTTTGTTGAAAATGTTTCGCTCTTCTCTCAATTCTATGTAATTAATCACTTTGCTCGTTTTAAGAATGTGATGAAGGATACTGATCAACAGGTAAAATATACTCGTAATGAAGAAAACATTCATGCATTGGTTGGTGTTCAAATTATTAATACTATTCGTCAAGAGCATCCTGAATTGTTTGATGCTGAACTTGAAGAGCGTATTCATGGTGCAGCCCAAGAGGCTTTCTCGGCTGAGAGTAAGATTGTGGATTGGATGGTGAATGGTATAGATGAAAAATCTTTGTCAGCACCTATTCTAAAAGAGTTTATCAAGAATCGTATCAATGAGTCCATGAAACAAATCTCAATGCCAGCGCCATTCGTAGATATAGATCAAGAGCTGCTCTCAAAGACAGTATGGTTTGATGAAGAATTACTCGGAAACAATATGACCGATTTTTTCTCGTCTAGACCAGTAGAATATTCTAAGAAAAATCAATGTTTTGACGAAGATTCGATATTTGGTGATTGAGTAAAAAAAAATGAGTGAAGCATGGGCTCGTCGAAAGGCTGCAAAATTGGCTTTAGAAAATTGATATATAACTTTAGATTATGAGTAACAAGGACATTTATTGGCTAAACAAAGATTCGCTAAAATTTTTAGAGCGTGGATATTTAATTGAGGGAGAAACACCAGAACAGCGAATTCGCGATATTGCCGAGGCTGCTGAACGATATCTACATATTCCTGGATTTGCAGATAAGTTTGAATCTTATATGCATGCGGGATTTTTCTCGTTGTCTTCACCTGTTTGGAGTAACTTTGGTCGTGAGCGTGGCCTCCCAATCTCTTGCTTTGGTTCATATATCGATGACCGCCTCGAGGAAATTGTAGGAAATAAGCTTGCCGAGATTGGCATGATGACAAAATCTGGTGGTGGTACATCGGCTTATTTTGGAGCCTTGCGTCCTCGCGGAGCACCTATTTCGACGGGTGGAACATCTACTGGATCTGTCCATTTTATGGAACTCTATGATAAGTTGATGAATGTCGTATCACAGGGAAACGTTCGTCGAGGATCATTTGCTGCTTATTTGCCAATTGACCACGGCGATATTGAAGAATTTTTGAAGATTCGTGGAGAAGGCAACTCAATTCAAGACCTCTCGATTGGTGTTACCATCACAGATGATTGGATGAATAGTATGCTTGAGGGTGATAAAGACAAGCGTAAGATTTGGGGTCAGGTCATCAAAAAGCGTTTCGAATCTGGTTATCCCTACTTGTTTTTTACTGATGCTGCTAACAACGCGGCTCCTCAGGTTTATAAGGATAAGGGTCTTAAGATTAATCATAGTAACCTTTGCACTGAAATCTTTTTGTCAAATGGCGTTGACGAATCATTTGTTTGTTGCCTTTCATCAATTAACCTTGAGCGCTGGGACGAATTGAAAGACACTGATGCTATTGTGACGCTTAACCTTTTCCTGGATTCAGTGATTACTGAGTTTATTGACAAGACTGCCGATGTTCCATTTATGGACGCGCCGCGTAAGTTCGCAATCAATCAGCGCGCGATCGGGATTGGTGTTCTTGGTTGGCACTCGTTACTGCAAAGTAAGATGATCGCGTTTGAATCGATGGAAGCCAAACTGCTCAATACCGAAATCTTTTCCACTCTTCGCAGCGAAAGCGACTCGGCCTCTACCCAAATGGCAACGATGTATGGAGAGCCTCCATTATTGACTGGTTATAACCGTCGTAACACTACTACGTTGGCTGTAGCGCCTACAACCTCAAGTTCATTTATCCTCGGACAGGTGTCCCCGTCAATCGAACCGCTAAATAGTAATTACTTTACAAAAGACCTTGCTAAAGGTAAATTTACCTTTAAAAATCCTTACCTCTCTAAGCTTCTTAAGAGCAAAGGGCAAGATACTCTTGAAGTTTGGAAGGATGTGCTGTCTCATGGCGGTTCTGTTCAACATCTAGAATTTTTGACTCAGGGCGAGAAGGATGTCTTTAAAACATTTGGTGAAATTTCTCAAAAAGAGATTGTTATTCAGGCCGCGTCTCGTCAGAAGTTTATTGATCAAGGACAGTCGCTGAACTTAATGATCCCACCCAACACCAAACCAAAGGAAGTCAGCGAATTGATGATCTTTGCTTGGCAACAAGGGATTAAATCATTATACTATCAACGCAGCGCAAACCCTTCTCAGGAACTTGCTCGTTCAATATTAACTTGTAGTACATGTGAGGGGTAAAAACTGTATAAAACTTCCACCCCTTTGGTATGCCCTTGGTGTGTTTATAGTAATACCATTTGCAGCAATACTCATGATAGTGGCTGCTCTTTTAATGCTGACATGTTGGCCAATTGTGACAATGTGTTGTTATTTTGAAAGACGTGACGAATATAACGATGAAAATTTTAATTGATAAATAACACTACTCATGATAGAAAATAATCGATGCCCCAAATGTAAATATGTCTATGAAGTCTCTTGGGACGACGAAACTGATAAATATTATTGTGACGATGAAGAAGATTTTGAAGATCTAGAACCCGAGGAGTTATACCCAGAATATTGCCCATTTTGTGGAACTCATCGAGCCTATGGAACAGAAGATGACTCTAGTGATGATGACCTTTGATATATAGATTATGACTTGGTTATACAATGAACTTCCATTTACTCGTGAACTCGCCCAAGATAAAATTGATGAAGGATACATCGGGTTTGTGTATGAAATAACTGATAGCGCAAACGGTAAAAAATATATCGGAAAAAAGCTGATATCCAGTGTGAAAAAACTAGCTCCCCTAAAGGGGCAAACTCGTAAGAGAAAAAAGTGTGTTCAGAGTGATTGGGAGAAATATTATGGCAGTAGTGAAAAGGTAAAGGAACTTGTAGAGACTCGTAAATCAGACTTTATTCGACGAATAATATATCTCGGCAAGTCTAAGGGGGAGTTGTCTTATATGGAAGCAAAGGAACAATTTGATAGAGAAGTGTTGCTAACTGACGATTTTTACAACGAATTTATTGGCGTTAAAATACACAGCGCTCACGTTAAAGTTTTATGGAAAAAGTAGTGTACATTTAAGTCACTATATTGTATAATCACATTATGCTACTAATCGACTATTCTGGAATCGCAATCTCCGCGGTATTTTCTCAATCACGACCTGGGAAAATCACTGAAGATTTTATGCGGCATATTATCTTAAACTCGCTGAGAATGTATAATCTCAAGTATAGAGAAAAGTATGGTCGTATGATTATAGCATGTGATGGCGGCAGTTGGCGTAAAGATTATTACCCACAATATAAGGCATCACGTAAGAAAAGTCGTGAGGCATCTGACCTTGACTGGAAAGAAATTTTTACAATTGTAAATAAGGTACGTGATGAAATAACTGAGCATATGCCTTATCCGGTCGTAACTGTACAAGGCGCAGAAGCAGATGATATTATTGGTACACTAGTAGAGTCTACTCAGGAATTTGGACAACACGAGCCGGTAATGATTATCAGCGCAGACAAAGACTTTATTCAACTTCAAAAATATGATAATGTTTCTCAGTACAGTCCAATGACTAAAAAATTACTTAATGATAAAGATCCTGCTCGATATTTGTATGAGCATATTTTCCGTGGCGATAGTGGTGACGGCATTCCAAATGTCTTGTCGGGTGATACCGTATTTGTTGATGGCACCCGCCAAACTCCACTAAGTTCAACAAAGATGGCTACATGGGTCACCGCAGCAATTGAGGGCAAATTAGAAACAGTTCTTCCAGAAGTTGTGTATCGCAATTATATCCGAAATAGTACTGTAATTGACCTTAGTAAAACACCAGAAAATATAAAGTCTGCAATCTCGTCTGCTTATTCGGCATGCCCAAATGTTGGAAATTCTAAGGTACTCAACTATCTTATTACAAAACGTTGCAATATGCTTATGTCCTGCGCAGAAGAATTTTTTACACATAAATAAAAACATACATTATGAGAACTCAAACAGCATCAAACAACAAAGCAAAACACCCCTTTGAAATTTTTGAAAAGGTACAGGCAGCGGGAAAATCCGCAGAACGTATACTCATTCTCCAGCAAAATGCGTCGTATGAGTTAAAGACTATACTTCAGGCTGCATTCAGATCTGATATTAAATTTGACCTTCCTCTAGGAGCTCCACCATACACCCCAAGTCCAAACCCGGCGGGCGTAAACTATTCTCCTCTTAGAAAACAAATTGATGTGCTAGTTCGACTAGTAGTTGGCAACAATACATACAATAAGATTAAAAAAGAGTCAGCGTTTATTAAGCTACTTGAAAACGTGCATGCACTCGACGCCGAAATTTTGATAGCAATGAAGGATAAACAGCTGCATAAGAAATATCCATTACTTACAACTTCATTGGTTAAAAAAGCTTTTCCAAATTTAGGAATAGAATAATATGAGATACGATTACTTTTGCACCGAATGCAACGCACGCTGGGAAGAAACACAGTTTATGAATGATCGTGATGCTCCGATCGCTCTGCCGTGCCCGCAATGTAGCAAGACGAATTGCGTTAAGCGAGGAGTAGTTTCCCTTGCTGTATCTTATGAGGGAGGAAAGACCGTCCTTCAGCGAGCCGGTTCTGGTTGGAATGATGTATTAAACAAAGTAAAAAAAGCAAGTGGAAGACAAACTAAAATAGAAACCCGTTGAGTTATGGGACGAAGCAGAAAAAATAGAGATAAGAAAAAGCAAAATGGTTATTATGATGACAATAATGATCAGGCAAATAACAAAAAACATAAGAAGAGTCGCTTTGACAACAGTCGAAAAGACAAGGAAATACAACAAAAAATGTTTGTTGACTGGGATGCCATATAATGAATAGAAAGATTTTCACTCATACCCCAATTGATTTAGGGTATTCAGATCTCGAGGCAGTAACATCTGCGTCTGGGCGAGTCTATAAGACACCAACTGGAAAGTCATACCCTAGTATTACTACAGTACTTGGTGTTCGAGGCAAAGATGCATTGCACGAGTGGCGTGCTCGTGTTGGTGAGGCCGAAGCAAATAGAGTGTCACGACACGCCAGTGCACGAGGTACTGCATTACATCTAGTTGCTGAACGGTATATTGACAATGAAGAAAAGTATTTTTCTGACACTGAGATGCCGCATGTAAAGGATATGTTTAATGTCATAAAGCCAATTCTAGATCTTAGGGTTGACAACATATATCTTCAAGAGTCTCCGCTCTACTCTGACCACCTGGGTTTGGCTGGACGTGTTGATCTTGTTGCGGAGTTTGATGGGCGTAAGAGCATAATTGATTTTAAGACAAGCTCTCGAGTAAAGACTGTCAGTGAGATTGATAATTACTTTATTCAAATGGCAGCATATGCAATTATGTGCGAGGAGCGCACGGGCGTTCCAGTGGATCAGGGTGTAATTGTTATGGCTGTAGAAAGTCATCCAGAACCACTGGTCTTTGTGCAAAAACGAGATGTTTGGACAACAGCTTTATTAGAAATTATAAATGAATACAACACGAAAAAATTATTTGGACATGCATAAACAAACTATACAAAATAAAGGCCTAATCGATTTGCTAAAGGGTGGTGTTACTGATTGCTTTACAAGCGAATATGGATCAGTTAAGGAATATTACCTATCAGACGAGATTGGTGACGCGACCGACTATATAGAGTGGTTTCACGACATACGAAACAGTCGCGAGTCTGATATTATTAAAATTCATATCAATTGCCCTGGCGGCAACCTATTTACTACAATTCAATTTATGCAGGCTCTCTCTGAAACTCCTGCACGCATCTTGGTAAGTGTTGAGGGCGCATGTATGAGCGCGGCGACTCTTATCTTTTTAATGGCTGATGAGTATATGATAACGGATCATAGTATGTTCTTATTCCATAACTACAGTGCAGGCACTGCTGGTAAAGGTGGAGAAATGTATCGTGGAATCCTGCATGAACATAAGTGGAGTGCAAACCTCTTTAAGGATATGTATTCAGACTTTCTCACGGAGTCTGAAATTAAAGACATGCTTGAAGACAAAGATATTTGGATGGACGCTGTACAGGTACTCGATCGGTTAGAAAAACGAGGAAAGACTATTCAGAAGCGTATCCAGGCTGAGGAAAAAAAGAAAAAAGCATAATAGACACGCACAACTCGTATAATCTACTTTTATTTAAATACCGCCCAATACCCCTCTCATAACGGGGTATTGGGTATTTTTATGCTGAAATTACGATAACCAGTCTATTTTTCTCTATACCGGGTATACGTCCGGGACTTATTTTCACACCTATGAAAATAGTTGTGTACATTTGCCGAGAATCATGCTATAATGACTATGTAAGCCAACCAACCACAATATGACTGCTACTAAACCACAATTCGATCGCAAACTGCATGGATCTCTATATGATCGCGGTTCATGTGATTCATACTATCGCCGCTCATGCTCGCCACACTGGTATCCAGGAGGAACGTATAAGGGTACGCGGATAACTGATCTTGATGCCTCTGAGCGAGCTGAATATAATGCTGGCTATTCTGACAATGAGGACGCTGGCTCCTATAAGGAATGGTAAACTCCACCCCAAAATTGCATAACAAATAAAGATATGAAGAGATACATTATCAAATCAGAGAGCGGTGCACACTATGGAACCTGTAACCTTGGCGATGGCCTCACTGAAAAGGCTGCTTGGGAGGATGCATTTGGTCCAAAACCTTGGACCAAATGGCAGAAACAATCAGCTAAGAAGGGCTGGTGCGTGGCTGAGGAAATGGAAGAGGGCGAGCCAGTGAGTTACTCGGGCCACTAATATAATAGTATGACAGCTGAACAAATCTTAGACATGTTGATGACTCAAACCTTCGCTAATTTCTACGAGGGGGACCTCAATAGTTTTATCACTGGGGAAGAGGATGCAATGACCAAGGAAGATATCATCAAAGATATTATGGAGATGATGTTTACCCAAACTCTAATATAATAATTGTATGACAAAACTACTAACAACCACACACGTTAAGGCAATGACCAAGGCGCTCGAGAACACTAAGTTGTTCAAGATTGAGAAGGACAAGGAAACTGTCCGCGCCACCACAGGCAAGGGCGAGGAAGTCTATGCTGCGCTCAAAGGGGGTGCGGCTGATGTCTGGATCGTCCGCCACCACAACAAACTGTTTAATTAAGGAACTCCAATATAATAATTGTATGACCAATAAGAAGCAACCTAAGACTTGGGACGTATTCATCGCATGGATACTAATGATTGTGATTTGCCTGGCGTGCTGGTCGTGGATCATTGCCATCTTGATGTAACACTGTGGGTAAAGGAACTATAATAAAAAACTGTATGATGCAAAAACTACTAAAACTAATTGGGCGCAAGCAAAAAAATACTGTGCATTACGGAATTACAATCTTTGCTCTTGACGACAAGATTGGTCTTACGCGACGTGTTGAAGAAGCTCAACGCAAACAAGCACTCCTATTGCTATGACTTATAGCGTTGAAGTCGGTGAAGGAGATGAGCAGTTCTCTGTATATTATGATGATTATGGTAATGCAGCAGAATGTGCCTTAGCTTATCGACAGCAGGGCTTTAAAGTGAGTGTTAAGGAACTCTAATAAAATAATGACATGACAAAGTTTATCATTTACACGCGGGTTAAAGAGTGGTATGGCGACACCGGCCATATTGGCAATCCAGAGCATGGTCGCTACAAAAACAAGGGAGCGCAGGAGTTTATCTTCGAGGGCGTTGACGGCTTGTATACGCAGGACCGAACGTTGATCAAACAGTTCAACGCAAAGTACGATCGTGTTGGTCGGTTCTTTCGATACGAGGCAAAAGAAATCGAGTTCTATTTTGCACCTGAAGTGGCCACGTTCGTCGATGGAGAGATTATCATTCCGTTCACCGATCCAATGGACTCACAACCAGTTTAAATCGGATGAAGCGCTTGAAGATCTCTATAGTCAAGTAGCCGATATGACACTTGAAGAAATCGCCGCCAAATTAGGAATTAGCGTAGAGCAACTGAGAATCAAAGACTAATATGAAAACAATCGCACAACAATTAAAGATCAAAGACTTTCCATTCATCGTTAAAGATAAAGGCGGCAATGAAATCTATCATGAAGATTCCGGAGGTTTTTGGAGTAAAAGTGAATACGATATCGATGGCAATGACATCTATTATGAAGATTCCGATGGTTATTGGAGGAAACGCGAATACGATATCGATGGCAATGACATCTATTATGAAGATTCCGATGGTTATTGGAGGAAACGCGAATATGATACCAATGGCAATAAAATCTATTACGGAGATTCCAATGGTCTCATCATGTGCGAGAGACCAAAGCCAATAGAACTAACCTTGCAAGATATCGCAACCAAGTTAGGAATTAGCGTAGAGCAACTGAGAATCAAAGACTAACCTTATGACAATTGCACAACAATTAAAGATCAAAGACTTTCCATTCACCGTTAAAGATAAAGGCTGCAATGAAATCTATTATGAAGATTCTGATGGTTATTGGAGGAAACGCGAATATGATACTAATAGCAATGAAATCTATTATGAAAATGGTGGTGGTTATTGGAGGAAACGTCAACATGATACCAATGGAAAGATAATCTATCTCGTAGATTCTGGAGGTTTTTGGTATAAATGCGAATATGATATCGATGGCAATAAAATCTATTTTGAAAATTCCGATGGTGTCATCATTGACAAACGTCCAAAAGCTATCGTTGAATTAACACTAAAAGATATTGCTACCAAGTTAGGTATCAGCGTAGAGCAACTACGTATCAAACAATAATCATATGAAATTCCGAGGAGAGCTAGTAGATATGATGAGACCAAAATATGGTTTTAAGTCAGCATGCTTATTAGCTATACATGCAACCGCCGCCCAACGCGCAGAAGCATTTCTACGGACACTGAACCTATGGAAGTCTGAATAGAGACGCGACTTTTCTATACCGGGTATACGCCCGGCAACTATTTTTACTTTCTCGAAAATAGTTGTGTACATTCGGCCGGTTTTATGTTAGAATAATTATGTAAGGAACAGCAACCACCAAATATGTACAAGTTCACTAAGACAGAATATTGCCACACCCCTCCTTCGATGGGCGGCGGTACCGGAGTCGAAACTAAAGTTTCATTCAGTCGGTCACCAAAACTGGCAGCTGCTCTAATGGGCACCATCGTTCGCACCGTCCGCGGTGATTGTGACTGTCCTCAACTTACCTTCATCCGCTTTGAGCGGGCTGGCAAGTTGATCAGCGAAGGTTGGATTGACTAATCAACAAAAAATATGAAAGAAACACTTGGAATACTTATTGGAATTAATGCCATCGTCTGGCTTGTCATCTTCGTGCAAAACATGAATGGCAACTGGTAATAATTTTTGCTGACAAAGGGAACCGGATTAGTCCGGCTCGATGAAATCCGGCGGGATCAGCTATCCGCGAGTCAACGAGCCTAGAGCAAACAACTTTATATACATCAACATGAGAACAGTACTACACATAGACAACAACGCGCACGGCAAGCAAATTATTGATGAGTTGAGAAACAAAGCAAAGGCGCATAACCTTATGGAGAGAGCGAAAGAATTGCTTGACCCCGCATATGAGGCAGTCTTTAAGAGGGTTGATCTTTTTGGCCGACTTGGCCGCAATAATCCAAATCGTGGAAAATATTCCCGTGCGGGGTTGAGGTCTCCATTTGGCCGCGCTATTCGAATCCCTCTAGAAGACTCGCAGTATATTGCAGTATATTATAATGACACAGTTCGTTCTCAGTATGGAGGCTTTAGGCTGCGGGCTCGATAAAATGGTTCCAGTTGCGCCATCATCAAAAACTACACTCGTTCTTAATGCGTCATTTCGGCCATGCGGATTTTTTTCTGCCCGGTCGAGTATTAGGAATTTGATTGTCGGCGGTGTAAAGGCCTATGACTCGTATGGAAACATCCATAACTGGAACAGTTGGATTGCGCATGACCACAACCTTGACGACTCTCACCCGGCACTTCGTAGTGTTGATACACTATGGGCAGTACCGACAATTGTAATTGTTCCTGGTTATTTTGGACATGACAAAAAGAACGGAAAGACAAAGTCTCGCCCGGTTAACTTGCGTCAACTCTACTATATCTATGACGGCGAGTGCCAGTATTGTCTTAAAAAGATTCCATATACTGCAGCGACGCGGGATCATCTAATTCCTCATAGCAAGGGTGGTGGAAATAAAGACGATAATATTGTGTTGTCATGCAAAAAGTGTAACACGAAAAAATCAAACAACTTTCCATATCATAACATTCACGGCTCGGAAGTAAAGCCAAAGGCACTAAGGGACATTGAGTTTACTGCACTCAGTGAAAAAATTACGATTCGCAGTGAATGGAAACTTTTTCTTCTATAAATAAATTTACAAAAGATGTGTACATTATTTGATTTTTAGTGTATAATAACCTTGTAAGCAACAAAGAGTAAAATCTTTAAAACATAACGCCCCATCAACTGCTACTGAAAGTTGAATACGTCCGTGGTTGTACGGCTTGGATCACTCAGTGATGCAATGACAAGGATTAAATAGGAGTTTTCGGTCCCTATAAAATCTGCTTTGATGTGTCGCAGCAAACGCTCCACATCAAAAAGCCAAGCAGTATAACCGATACATTTTTTCCTCCTGTAGCTCATCGGAAGAGCGGCTCCTTTATAAGGGGCGGGTAGTTGGGTCAGCACCAACCAGGAGGACCACTTTTAGGGGGTTTAGCTCAGTTGGTAGAGCGTCTGCTTTGCAAGCAGAATGTCAACGGTTCGAATCCGTTAACCTCCACAAAATGCGTTGTTCGTCTAATGGCAAGACTATTGATTCCAAACCAATAAACGTGGGTTCGATTCCTACACAACGTGCCAAATTTCGATACCGTGGTGGTATCGCTTACAGGAGCGGAAGGTCCCTAAAGCCCGATTACGTAACGGCAACCTTCAAATTTTCTAAATGGCCGTGTGGAGAAATTGGTAAACTCAAGCGACTTAAAATCGCTCGCGTAAGCTTGTCGGTTCGAGTCCGACCATGGCTACTTTTCGGGCTTGTAGCTCAGTGGTAAGAGCAGGGGTCTCATAAACCCTTGGTCGTTGGTTCGAACCCAACCGGGCCCACCACTTTATATTAGTGCATCTTGGTTTGATGCTATTAAACTCTACCCTTTAATGGGACAAGGGGCTTCATGCCCCGTGCTGTAAATGAATAAAGATCCTGAAACTGCTTGACGGCGTAGGGATTATAACATGAAAAAGCCTACCATTAAACGGGTAACAATTGCAACTGCACTCAGGAACGGTAGCGATGCTCTCGGTTTGGATTAAGTTCCTGTCTTCGGACTGCCGTGGTTGTATGCTTGTTAAAGCCGTTCAAATTTTTTAATCGCGGAGTGAATGTCGACTGGGAGACGTAACGCTCATAACGTTAAGCATGTGGGTTCGAATCCCGCCTCCGCAACCAATTTATGTGGGTAGATGCCCGAGTGGCTAAAGGGGGCAGATTGTAAATCTGCTAGCGTAAGCTTACGTTGGTTCGAATCCATCTCTACCCACCATTTTTATTGGAGCAGTAGCTTAGTGTATAAAGCGTTAGCCCCATAGGCTAAAGATCGTGGGTTAGATTCCTGCCTGCCCGCCAATTTTTAGGAGTAGGCTGCAGCCTCCCTATCAGAACACGGAACGAGACACGTCTGCGCAGGGCGAGCGTTCAAAAGTTTCACGGTGCAAGTCCGTATCCTGCGTACATTTTTTATATGGGCACTCATAGGAGTTCGACGTGATGTTTCGGCAT